CTTCCTTGCGTTTGATGTCACTCACAACCGGCAAATTCAATCGCCTCATTACCTCGTTCAATATCACGTCGTTGCTGGTGTACCCACGCTGTATGCGGTCACGAAGAACCTCTAACAGCTGATCCCGTATTGTCTGTTCTGGGGTAAATTGTATATCTATAGCGTCCGCCGCCACGCCTCGGTCAAGTGCGTCAGGCTTAAAGATATCAATGTCTTGCGTAGCCATATAACAATTTTACTTTTTAGGTTTTGCTTTGGATTTCTTGAGCGCAGAAGCGCTGGGTGCGCCTATAGACCCCGGTTTTCTCATCGTTTCGCCGGAACCACGCTTAATACGTTTCCGCTTGGCGTGTATGTTCGCCCACAATCCTTTACTTTCTCTGCTAGCCATCAGTACATTATCAATTGATACCGCTATATTTGCAACGATAGGTGCCCCAGTTTCGCCTCAACACCTCAAACCACTGTTCCAAGGAAATAACACAATTTAAATAGGGGTCTACCTTCCATTCGGGATTTATGGCGTGCATGGGGATGCAAACCTGTATGGGTTTATGGTTGTACCGAAAAATCAGAATTGGAATTTTTTTCCCGGCGGACTCAATAGTCTGCTTTAGCCATTCCGGCTTGTAGGTCCAACCTTCTTTGTAGTGTTTGCATTCGACCGAGTGAAATGGGATATCAATATCAGTGAGATTCGCGGTCTGATATTGATCCAGGTTGCGCTTGCAACTGAAATCAATACTTTCGATCTCAAAAAAATTATTAATTTTTTTTACGACGGTCCTTTCAAACGTGGCACCCTTGGTGCGGCTCAATGCTGACATGGAAAAACAGTATACGCGGAGAATCTGAAGGGCGGTACAGAATTTTGGTTATTCTATGCGGCGAACTCAGCTATAGCTATACACCCACCGCCGATTTCTCTCTAAAGGGGTGCCGGCAAGAAAATCAAAGAAAAACCACAGGAAAAAACTGACTCTAAGGGACTCCTATCCTAAGTCATTGGTATATAAGGGCTTTCTGTCATCAGGGCGCAGTGTACAGATACTTGCAACTTTTAGCAGTGACCCCTATGGACAGAGAGGACAAGATGGCGCGCGCCGGCGCATCGACAATAACTCTAGTAATATCAATAAGTTATGGAGATTTTTAATTTTTTCGGGTTTTGGGGCTCCAGCCGGGCGACGGGTCCGTTTCCAGTTGTATTACCTAGAAGTCTTTGTCCGATAGCTCAGTTTCTTCGGCGCTCAGAAGCTTTGATAGCCTGTCCTTGATGTCATCCTTACTCATCGTGTTGAGGTTCGCATTGATATTAATGTTCTGAGATCGGTTCACGGACAGCCCGGCCAGCTGGTTGAGCTCCTTAATTGCGCTGACACTAGCGTTGTAGTGACCAGACCCGAATGCTGTCTCGGCAATCTTCCATAGCATCGTGCCCGTCTTCTGCGGCGTGATGGCGTACCTCTCGGCCAGTTCATCCTGGCGAATGCGAACCGCTTTGGTTACATTCGGAAAGGTCTTGCCGTTCAACATCTTGTTGGCAGCAGCGCCAGGGAACTCGAACCCAGCGTTTCGGGCAGCCGCTGTCTGTCCGCACGCACCTTCGGTGTAATGCCACACGAAGCTTGCTTGCATCGCTGTTATCCCAAACTCTTCATCCTTGTCGAAGGTGTCCGGCACGGTTACAAGTTTAGGTTTGTCCTTCTTCGGTCTACCAGCCATCTGAACTCCTGTTGTTATAGTAATTATTAAAAACTTTCAGCCCTTCCTTCTGCGTATAAGCTTGCTCTTTAAACGCCTCTCTTTCTAAGCAGTTCATAATAAACCATCGCATGAAGTTTCTCTCCTTGCTGTGCCTGTCGTCGTAAGTAAAAACTAAATCATCGTCCATTACTTTCTCCTCTATTAAGGGGGTAGTGTACCCATCGCCCCTATATATACATTCTGTACTGCGTATAACCGCTATTATATGGCGTTATACTCCTTCTATAATATAGTTATATATATAAAGGGTAGTACACTGTATGTAGTATAACCCAGTAGCCATAAGGCTTTGGGCCCAGGTTACAGCCCAAGTGTAGGGTACGTTAATTCTCCCCAGCGCTCATAAAATCACTGCTGCAAATTTTATACAAACTTGCACATCGCTTCAAAATTACTTTAATGCAGTGTGTTATGGTTGTCTTCCGCCACTATCACGCCGGTCAATTCACTCACTATTTCGCACCCTAAATCCTCACAAATTAACTCCGCTTCTGCCCGTGTCTTCGCCACAATAATTGGTCCTTCGTAATCGTCACCATCCCAGTCAAATTGAGTAAGATAAAGCTTATGGTTGAGCATTAATTATCCCAGCTCTTATAGTCAACACTAAGACTGGGATCTCGGTCCGGGGTTGTGTAGTCGAGGTCGTATATTTTCTTACCATTACTTCTTCTTGGTTCCACCCCATTCATTGCCATCACTCGATTGGCATCTTTAAAGTCCGGCATCCGTGGGTTAGCTATCCCTAAGTCGCGCAATAATTTGGTCATCTGCACTGGTTTGGTGTCCTTACTATCAAAAATAACGTGCTGGAGCACTAAGTCTTCCACACTTGATTGTGTTCGGTAGTCTTCATTAGATCGGTCAAGCATCTTCCGCTCATCGGGCGTCAGAAACCAATTCTTTTGCCCAGGCACATACAGCGTCTCCTTCACCTCAGCCCAGAGCTGCTGCATATCGATGCCATGGTTAAAGTTTATCCGCTTCACTGGTATCACCCAAAACCTACGGTTTCCCGACGTATCAGTCAGGAATTCTCTTGCGTTGACACTAGCATAGAATGCGGTACGCCTTTGATACGTTGTGCTGGCGCGGTCATATGGAAGCCTGAGCTCGTCATTCTTACTGGTGATGAAAGCTTTCAGCTGGTCGATGTCGGCCTTCTTAAAGGTGGACTCAATCTCACCCAGCTCCACAATCCAATGGCTGACCGCACGCTTCACACTATCCTTATCAGTCGGGTTAAGCATGGCGCCTTCCAATAGCCAGCCCTCATCATAATTCGCAAGCCGCTTGAACCACAACGTCTTCCCTAGTCCTTGGGCACCTTGCAGCACAAGGATGCCTTCAAGCTCCACACCATTCTCCTCACAAGCTGCCGCACAACAGCTTATCAGCCACTTCTTCATCAGCATCTCTTTAAGCTTCTCGTTCTCAGGACTGCCTATCGTGTCGAGAAACTCCTGTAAGCGCGAACGCCCGTCCCATTTCCTTGATTCCATCCACTGCTTAACAGGATTCCACTCGACGGCCAGCACCTTCAGGTAGTCCCGAACCTTGGCGTGCGGAATACCCATCTGTATGCAACGGTCTTCAATCTCAATAAGGGAAGCCTCTTCTTTCATGTCAGCGATGAACTTTGTGTTGGGAATATCGATTTCCATGCGTTTCTTAATGACATTATAGAGGCAACTCACCCCGTTGACCGTGAGCACGCCCTGTATATTGTCTTTCGTGTTGAGATATCTGCCGGTGCTGCCGCGTACAAAATCATAATCTACCGGCACGTCTATATTTTTAAGCATCGGGCTGACAATCTCGCCCTCTAGTGCCTTCACTTGGTTCTTATGGTCGTTATAGTCACCCTTAGACTCAGGCATGAACACGTCGGCCTGACCGTGCTTCTTACGAATAGCTCGGCACGCTTTTATAGCTTCCTTCTCACCCGTGTTGGAATCAGGGTCGTTATCGGCGATAAAAACAAACTTACGGTCGTTCAAAAACTCAAAAACCACCTCGGCAACCGGCATAAGGTTGTAAGCGTCGAAACACACTATCACCGGTTGGCTAAAATCTTGGTGATAACTCGCTGCAGTCGCGTAACCCTCGGCAAAGTTAATTGTTTGGCTGGTCTTTAAGACCTCCGGTCCTAAGATAAAAAAACTACCCTTCTTCTTTGAACCAGTGAGGAATTTCTTGGCGCCATCTGGGCTGATGTATTGTATGCCGACAATTGTCATTTGCGCGTCATACATAGGCATCAT